ATAAGATCTCGCTGCCAATCTTCTAGTTCGTCCACTCTCCATTCACTGATCTCTTGTGCAACGAAGCAGCGTTCCCTATCCCATATACTTTCTTGCTTATCCTTGTCTGTATATGGGATAGATCTGTAATATGTTTTCTCACTAAATTCATACTTTACATTGAAATATAGATATCGGAAATATTCTGTGTAATGTATTTCTTTTGGGATTTCTGCACCATAATATTTGCCGTTTACTTCTTTGTAATGATATAGCTTCTGTTCAGAAAGCCGTATGTCAAATAACTCTTCGATTGTTTTATCTTTGTCTTCCGGGTGTTCTTTAAAGTGCTTTTCCTGCCACTCATTAAATAGATCAAAAGTATATGGTTGTTCGAATAGTCTTGATGTTTCTTTGCCACATATTTTTTCGTCAAAGAAATCTGCGCCACTTCTAAAACGCTCTATAATCCTTTTGTCCCTATTTGTTAAGGGTTTATTCTCCTGTATTTGTTGCTTGAATCTATGTGCCATAGACAGTTTAAGAACCCACTTTGTATATTCTGTATGTTCTTCTTCTGTCCATTCCGATTCAGGCTTTTTGAATTTTATGACATCCGGTTTAAAATTTTTCATAATATATCCGGCATAGTCTGCGACCGGAATTGTTTTAGGTATTTCGTTATTTATAATTATATTTCCTCCACATCTTCTTTTTCCCTGATATTTCCAAATGGTAGTTATTGGTCACAAGGGATTGTTCCCCACTTGAATGAAAATTTCACATCTTCTAAAGTAGGGTTTTTCTTTATTTTTACGAGATTTTTTAGGTATTCATTTAATTCTTTTTTGTTTTTTAGGTAGATTTTAGCTTTAAATTTTTTCATTTTGCCTCCATTAAAAAAGCGTATCACCGGTTTTGCCAGTAATACGCTTCGTTTTGTTGGTTGGTTTGCTACAGAATAATTGTTTTTACAAATTATAGAAAAATGCTAGTTACTTCTGTACATAGTATTACAAGGCAATTATATTATATCTGCTTTGTGATTATATTTCAACTTTATTTTTTAATATTATTCTGTTGTACTTCCAAAACCACCATTTCTAATTCCAGTTGCATCATCATCTTCTGTGATGCCATATTCAACAAAAATTCCCTGCATAAATCCTTCGCCAGATTTAAGACCTATAACTTTTTCTTCGTTAGTGTCGTTTGTAATTTTTGCAAAAATGTGTCCCTCATTGTCAGAATTATAGTAATCACTGTCAATGATTCCGACTGTATTATTGAGCTGTAATCTGAATTTGAATCCCAGACCACTTCTAGGATAACATTTCAGTACCCAGTCATTGTCAATTCTACATCTGATTCCAGTAGGTACTTTTACTGTTTTACCAGGTTTGATTTTCAATCCGATTGGTGCGAAGAAATCATATCCAGCAGAACCAACCGTTGCACGTTTCGGTAATTTGATTCCATCATAAATTTTTCTGATAATTTCCTCATCACTTGCGTTAAATGTATCTTCCCAGTCTTTCTTGAACTGCTCATAACTTACCTTTTCAAATTTTGCTACTACTTTTGCCATATTTTTTCTCCTATTCTTCAATTATCCATTTACCATTTTCTTTTTTCCATATATTTTGGTTAGAACTTCCTCTAAACTTTAAACTAACATCTCTTTTTTCTAATTGAAACATTCCGTCAACTAGATGCGAACATTTATCTAATAATGCGCTCATGTATTTATTCTTTTTTATTTCTTCAAATGTAAAGCCAGAATAAATCCATATATTATTTTTAGGCACATGTATTTTAGGTATAATTGTTAAAAGTTCTTTTGCTGAGTACATCGGATCTCCACCAGATAATACCAATGCATTAAGAAATGGACGTTTATCTATTTCTTTGTTTATTTTTTCAATCACTTTATCTGTTAGTTCCAACCCGTAATTAAAATCATGTGTTTGTTGAGAATGACAGCCAATGCAGTTGTGCCTACATCCACTTATAAATAACACACAAGATACTCCTTCTGCATCTGCAAATGACTCATAATCATATCCTGCTAATTTAATCATTATAATTCCTTCTTTTCCTTATATTGAAATTCTCCTTGAATTTCAGATTTTTTCTTTTCACAAAATTCTATTGCACTTGACATATTGCCAAATCTTCTACAAATTCTTTGATTTCCGTTTTTTAAATGCACATTCCAAGTATTTCGGATTCTATCATAATAAACACCACGACAACCACTCTTATTGTCTTTTCGGATTCTACTGTTCATTTTTTGCTGCGAACTTGTAGCTAAACGTAGTTGTGATTTTCTGTTATCTAGCAAGTTATGATATATATGATCTACTTCCATATCATCTGGACAATTCATAACATACCTATGTAAATATATTCCTGTTTTAAAATTAGCAATATATCCGTTTTTCGATAAAGACCATATTCCAAGCTGTTTACATTTTTCAATGTCATCTATGTCTATAATTGCTTTAACATATCCATTCCCATGCCTAACAAATATTTCCGCATATTCACCTTTTATTTCATAGTGTTGGTTAAATCTCCCCGTCCCGTTATTTTGCACATTTCTTTTTATTAACCAGCGTTTTATTGTCGAATACGGAATATTATGTTTGACAGCCAGTCCATTTAAGGACTGACCATCAATATACTCATTTACGATTTGGCTAATTAAGTCATCAGAGTATTTATTCATTAGAATCACCAAGATCATTATATTGGTTATGCTTTACTCTTTCTTTAACTTCTGCCATTTTCCCATCATTAAAATTGTGCCAATCTGTACTTAAGTATCCAGTCACTCTTCTAAGTTGCTGAATATTTTCGCTGCCACACATAGGACAACAATCATTGAATTCACCTTGATATCCACAATCAAGGCAACTATCAATCGGGAAGTTGAATGCAAGATATGGAATATCTAACACTTTAAAAGCATAATCAATGATATCTTCTACTGCTTTTGTATTTTTTACAAATGTGCTATCCAACTCAATATATGTAATATTTCCACCTGTCGGGTATTTGCAGAATGGTGCTTCACATTCCAATTTTTCATAAATTGAAACTTTTTCCCATACTGGAACATGATGAGAATTTGTTAAATAATCATGAGATGTTACATTTTCAATTATTCCGTACTGTTTTCGTAAAGCACTTAAAGCCGTTCTACAAAGTCCTTCTGCCGGAGTTGCATAGCAAGAAAAATTGAGATCGTTTCTTTCCGATGCCTCTGTTGCAAATTCATTTATCCTTTTTACAACCGATAATGCAAATTCATGTACTTTTTTATCATGTACGTGATTCTTTCCGAATAGTGCCTGACACATTTCAGCAATTCCGATATAACCGATTGCGAGAGTATTATGTTTCAATGCATTATATACATTTTCTTTACACTCTCTTGCATCTTGTATCGTATTATTTTGATACATATACGGTGCTGCTTTTGGAGATTGTTTAATCATAATTTCAAATCTTTCAAGCAATCCTTTTTCACATAACTTCAATGTTTCTTCAAATGCACGCCAAAATCCTTCAATATCTGGCTCATCTCTTTCTCCCAAACAAATTCCAAATTCTATACCAAGTTTAGGGAGTATTATAGTATTTGGAACATTATTTCCACGCCCTTGTCTGATATACCCAAGACCGTTTCTATCATATCCAACTAATGTCCTGCATCCCATTGTGCTGAACCATGTATCTGGATTATCTGGATCTTCGTGCGCCTGTGACCAATCACAGTTTGCCCAGTTAGGATAGATTCGTTTGCTCATAGATTCGAGAGCAAGTAATTTCATATCATAGTTCGGATCATCTTTATCTGCATTTGTCCCCTTTTTATATTGAAAGATACTAATCGGAAAAATACTTGTAAGATGATTTTTTCCTATTCCATCAATGCTTGCCTCCATAACCCATTTAGTAATCATTCTACCTTCTACAGTGGTATCACGTCCAAGATTGATAGAAGTAAATGGAACTTGTGATCCTTGACGAGATTCCAGTGTATTTAAGTTATGGTAAAGTGCTTGCATAGACTGTTGACCTTCTTTTTCAAGCATATCCATAGCATAACGATATACTGTTGAATGCTTCGTTTTTAATTCTTCATTATCAATTGACAGTTTGTTTTCATTAAACCATTTCTTAAATTGCTTAATCTCACAATCTGATTTATTTTCGAGATATTTAAGACCATCCTGAAAATGTTTAACAAAACTCATTTTTACAAATGGTGCTAAATCAATATCGGTATGAATACTTCCAACTCCACCAAATTGTACTTGTGATTGACACTGATATGCAACCGCATAAAGCTGACACGCTGAACTTAGACTGGCAGGTGGGCGAACATCTCCGTTTCTAGTTCTAAATCCATATTTAAAAATTTCTTGAAAATTTAGATTTAAACAATTATGTATTCCATAGATTGATTTTTCTAAGTCATGCTGATACACTAACATAATTTTATGTGCATTTGCTACTTCTTCAGACAAACCACCATATTCAAGAGCAATTATTTTACCAATATCCGCTGATGCCTCTTTTTCCCTTCCAGAAAATGATTGCTCATCTACATTCGCATTTGAACGATTATCTACCTTAGAATAAGCTCTATTCATGATTCCTTGCACAAGCCCACTTTTATATTCACGGGCTTTAGCTCTTTCATTTCTGTAGATTATGTACGCTCTTGCAACATCTTTTCTATCGGCTTCCATAAGTTTTTCTTCGACCATATCCTGTATCTCTTCAACAGATAAGTCTTTTTCAACAGTTGCAATACTGTCAGCAATTTCTTTCGCCTTTTCTTTTGCATGAGATGTTATTTTTCCATCTTTTTCTATAAAAGCCTTGATAACAGCATTTTCAATTTTACTTCCATCAAATTGCTGTTTTCTTCCATCTCTCTTAAAGACCATGTATAGTCCCTCCTAAGTTGTCTAATATATTTTGTATTTCGTCCCAACCATGAACTCTAAAGTTCTTTATGTTGTCTTCCTGTACTGATCTGTTCCAGGGCTTATCAAATATGAAGTTGTATTTAACTGGTGAATCTTTCGTATGATCCAGTGTAAAATTCCCTATACAGTCATCAATAAGGATATCTCCATGTACCAGGTGTTTGTCCTGGCACACAACAAGCATCCCACTGTCATATTGTGGAATGTTACGTTTGAGCCATTCATCTTTGACTCTTACGTGGTCAGGATAAGTTGATGTGACAAAATAGAAATTGTATTTTGCCATCAATTTTTCGATTACTTCTTTTGCTTTTGGCTGTAGCTCTAAAGAAGATAAGAATTCATCAGTACCAAATTCCGTAAATATATTTTCACATTCTGGCTTGATGAATTTTTTAACTTCCCAGTCTGTTATGTCATTCAGAGTGAGACTGTCATTGTATTGTTTGTTATATTCGACAAGAATTTTTTCAACTAAGTTATTTACTACTTCGTCCACATCACATAATATTGTCTTGCATTTATTTATGCTTGTTTTTTGCGTTGAAGTATATTTCTGATGTACAAATTTTGCCATATCCTGTGGTGCAATTTTATACTCAGGGTTTTCAATAACATATGTTACCTCATCTTCGATTCCGTCAAACTGACCGACATCTGAAGCATCTCTTCTTTTGGCTTCTTCAATGTCATCTTTTCTTTGAAGAATCTTTATCAGACGATCTCTTCTGGGAACTTTTATATAAATGCTTGTAACATCTATATCAGATTTCATTTTGAGCTGTCTCATTCCGTGTGGTGTAAGAACAGCTACTTTGTCGTTTGTACAGTCTTCTACTGCACTTCCATAATACCAACCATTATAGACACCAATTTCTGCGAAAAATCCACTTTGAGCTTTCTTCAAGAATTCTTCTTTTGAAATATAATGGTAATCTACACCATCAATTTCTCCTTCTCTTGGGCTTCTAGTGGTATAAGATACTATTTTGTTGTACCCATATTTTTCGCATAAAATCTTTTCAATGGTTGACTTACCGCTTGCACTTCCTCCAACAAGTATAAGCATCAAAAGCCCTCCTGCTTTTTACGGTTTTCGTATGTAAGAAATTCGTATGGAATAAAGTGATAATACTGAATATCGCCACTTTCCACACATTTCCATGTATTGCCCTTCTCTATATTAGGAAAGAATGTGTCCGATTCAAAAGATTTGTAAATCTTCGTCACGAACACTTTTTCACAATATGGAAGCAATTTCTCATAGATTTGACCGCCACCAATGATGAAAATATCACTATCTTCATTTTGGATAAACTCTACTGCTGAATCCATTGATATGAAATCTACGCTATCAACATGTTTCTGATTTCTGCTGATTACATAGTTTTTTCTGTTTGGTAGTGGCTTTTTCGGAAGAGAATCCCATGTTTTCCTCCCCATAATTACGATTGAACCGCTTGTTTTTTCTTTGAAAAATTTTTTATCTTCTGTGATATTGACAAGCAAATCTCCGTTTCTACCAATACCCCAGTTTTCATCCACTGCTACTATTGCTGCTACCATTCAAATCTTACCTTTTGTTATTTGATGTTGACTTAAATAATTTGCTGTGTCTTGAACACCTGTTAAATAGGCAGTATATAAGTTTGTATCTTTTTTAAATTCTTCTGCATTTTCACTATCTACTGCATATCCAATAAGTTCTTCTTCTGTCCGTATATCCTCATAAACTTTATCTATTTTATTTAGACATGATTTGCAAATATCTATTTTTCCTTTATGAGTTATTCCAGCAAAGAATCTGATTGCACTATCAAATGCATTTTCGTCTATTACTCTTCCACATATATCACATTTAACATAATTTATTCTTGCCATATTATCACCTAAATTCCGAGTTCTAGCTTCAACTGGGGAGCAATTGGATCATAATTTTCCATAGAGAAATCTTCGATTACTATATCGTAGAAATTAGTTTTTTCCGGATTGAGTTTAAGTATTGGCTTATTTTGAATATCGGAATTTTTCAGATTCTCTACACGCTTGAGCATCTCTTTGGCTTGATTAATATGTCTGTCATAAATCTGTTCATTTGCCACAAAATGTGTAAATACACCTGGTTCATAACCAGTGTGGCGTGCAATCATCATAAGTAATGCTGCATACTGAACTTCATTAACCCCACCAGCACCAGAAGCAGTAAGCATATCTCCGCTTCTTTGAATCAATACCATATCAAGATACTTGCCACGCACATTCCATATTGTGTTGTAGGCGCATGGTGCAAGACCGGCTGTTTCTTTCAAATCATTTTCCTGCCATAAGGAAACAACTTTTCTTCTGCCGTAAGGATCTTTTTTAATCTTATCAATGAGCTTATTGATTAAGTCATATCTTTTCACGGTTGCTCCGTATCTCTGTCCTATAGTTCCATCTCCGATATCCCAGTCTTTCCACCATGTAACACCCATCTTTTCCATTTCCGAAATATTGTTTGTCGGTCTTTGATAAATAGTGAAAATTTCTTTGATACCAGTTTTCCATGCAATTCTTCTCAAAGAGCAAATAGGAAATTCGCCTTTTGATAAATCGTAGGTTCGGCAAACATGATTCACTGAATATGTATGTGCCGGTACTCCGTCTGCATACTTAGGTCTTGGGTTTTCATCAATATATCCATTTTCAAGGATATTCTTGATATCTCTTTCCATATACTGATCTGCTTTATTCATGCTAATCCTCCACGATGAATGCTTTCAGTTTTTCTCTGATTTCTTTGCACTCTTCAACATCATCTGATGAAATTCTCAGCACTAAATCTCTTGAAAGATCAACACTGAAGATTCCCATAATTGATTTTGCATCAATGATATATCTGCCAACAATGATATCCATATCTGGTTCAATAGCAGATGTAATCCGGCAGAAATCCTTAACTCTATCTATAGTACAAAGACTAATTTTAAATTCGTTAATCATTCTTCTCTCCAATCATTGTATTCTTCTTCCCATTCTGTCTCATGTATGCCGTTTGCTTTTTTCGCACATTCTTCTGAGCAATATGTTCCATTCATATCATCTGTAACATAATACTCATCTTCGTATAATTCTTCTCCGCATTCATCACAAGTTCCACGAACTCTCCTAACAGCATTAGGACATCTTGGGTGGCAAGGGTTCTGTAAACATATTGAACACATGTTTATCATTCTCCTTTATTATTGTCTGTTTATGATGTTTTCATAAATTTCAAGACCAAAAGCTACGGCTTGACTTTTCATATTTTTACTACCTTTACTTTTTCCATCCCAAAATAAAACAAGAACTCCAAAAGCATCGTCTGAAGAAGCATATACCGCCATGTCTCTGTTCCTTTTGTGCCCTGCTAATGCATTATAGCTTCCATACGAATTTGTAATAACTCTACATGGTGATACATTCAAATTATTCCAGTCAGCCGGAAATTCTTTAAGTGTAAGATTATATTTATTGGCGAATCTCACTGCCAATGTATCTGCTCCTTTTGCCATTCCACTAATAATTTCCAGACTACATGGGTTTATTTTGAATAATCTCTCTTCTTTATTGATAACGAGAATATTATATTGAGGATATTCTTTATTGAGATGAAACAACACTTTAAACATTGTGGATTCAAATAAATTGTAATCCTCAAAAAATCTTGATCCGGCAATAATTATCCTCAACATAATTCTCTCACTTTCTTAGTTCTTGTTTATTGTATCACGTTTTCCAAATTTGTCAACGCATTTATTATAGTTTGTTTATCCGTTATTAGTTACAGTATTTTTCAAACACATTGTTAAAATGCTTGTTGTTGCACAGCTTACGGATAATGCACATTGCAAGCCCAGTTTCTTTATTGAACGTATCACCAGCATGGCATTTAGTCACTGTCTTAGTACCATCTTTCCAGAACACGATAGTTGCTGGATCATTGAATACGACACGCTCAATCGCTTTTTCCAGGTCGATATTCTGTGAAATATTAACCTCTTCCTCTTCTTCCACAATATCGTCAATGATGTCGGAAATAATTTCTCCGAATACACAACCAAGCATTGCTGCCATCATTTCATCAGTTACTTCTACATTTTCAACTTTTTTGCATTCACATTTACACATAATCTTTCTCCTTCTTAATTCGCTTTGTTTAAAATCATTTTGTTTGATACGAAACCAGATGCACCTTTATGACCTCCACCGCCGTATCTCTCAGCGATTTTTGAGCAATCAACATCCGGCTTTTCTGAATAAATGGAGTATTTGTATTTTTCTCCATTGAATGCCCAGATTGCAACAATCGGATAATCTTTGATTACTTCTCCGAATACTAAGCTGTTGCAGCTTCTATTTACAACCAGGCATTTGATTCCATCAATTCTTGATTCATATGCATAAGCATTTCTGTATGCTTCATATTCTTTTTCTACATATTTAGAAATGATTGTGCCGTTATGTACCATTTCAACAAGTAATGGGGTGTCCTTATTGTTTGAATCTTTTACAAGTTTGTTCCAGATAATATCCAGTGCGTCATAATCTGTAGATTCGAGCGCATATTTGAAAAACAGTGACTCTTCATATTTGAACTGCCAACAATCAAAATCACTAACATATTTTACAAAGAGTGGGATATCATCGAAACTGCATCCCATAAGGTACATCCATGTTAAGCCAGCTCCACTAATTCCTTCCTTTCGGATTCCTTTAATGCTGCTGAATTCTGGATATTTAGCAAGAATATCCATACTTGATGAATGGTGATCGCACCAGATTAAATCACAGTGCTTTGTTTCAACAATTTCTTTCAGCTTATTTACTGTATTCACAGAGAATGATAAGTCTACAAAATAGACTGTCTCACCGTCTTCAATAAGTTCTGTTGGAATTTCGCCATCATAGTTGTACATGATGTAGTCTTTTGAGTTGTAATTCCCTGTTACTCTTGCAACGATTGAACCGGCGCATTTACCGTCCATATCGCTATGATAGAAACATTTCATTATTCTTCCTCCGCTTCATCTAGTGCAGATGACATGAAGCACATAGTCTGGGCACTATT